AGTTTGTAGTTGAAATTGAATATCTGTTTTTTCATTATACTTAAATGGTATTCTTCTTTGAATATTCATTTGATTAAAAAATGTTGTTCTTGCCACATTGTATTGTTGACCATTAGAGTTTTGACTAAAGTTTCTAAAAAGACCTGGTTTAGATGCCGTACTATCATTTGAAAATGCGTCAATACGATATAGATAAAACTCTTTGTTTGCTGGTACTGTAAAGATACTTGCTTGGTTTCTACCATCGCCTGCTCTGATACCTGCATAGTTTACAGTTTTGCCTGTGTTTTGAATTGTAATCAAACCTACATTTGTTCCACCTGAAGTTAAGATTACATCATTAATTCTAAAGAAAGGTATGTTAGTGTTTATATCACCAGCGCCGTTGATTGTAACCACATCTGATATTTCAGTATAGTTTTCATCTAAACCTAATATCAATAATGTTTTACCATCATCACTACCACTTGCTGATGTTACTGTCATTGTAATCGCTGAACCTGGATAAGCATATACTGAAGCAAACTCCCAAGCAGGTATGAATGAAGTTGTTACTGAAGTTTGATAACCAAATATGTTTCTTGCTACAGAGCCTCTAATCAGGCCTCTACTGACTTGTATATTTTGTTCTGTTAAATATCCTGTTGCCATTATCCTCTAATCCAATTTTTTGCTAAAGTAAAGTTTGCGGTACTAAACTCTAGTCTATCTACTAATTTTACTGCGTTGCCCATTCTATCTACAGCAACATAACCTTCAGGATTTGTTACTTCAAACCCATTACCTTTTTGTAAGAAAGTTCCTATTGATTTAATTTGATTCATTTTACTTACAAGATAATTTTTAACTCTTTGTAAAGTTACATAACTTGCAATTGCAAAATATATTTCATTATCATATCTGTCAATAAATTTTAATCCATCATCTCTTATTGTTTTGTATTTACTTTTTGCAGCTTCTGTTTTTTTACTTGACATCTCATCATCTAAAACTGAAGCATAGTATTTTCTAAAATCTGATTGTAATCCTTTTATGTTACTAATAGTTTGACCTTGTCTTATTTTTGTATTGAAGAAAATCTTTAATCTTGCACCAACTGATAACATATTAGTTTGTCTTTTTAGCAAATCTAAAATAACTTTACCCTTTGAAATTGATCCAACTGCCATTCTTAACATATTATCATACTGATCACTTTCAGCAGTTGTAAATGTAGCAACACCAGATGAGTCTTTATAACTTGCGTCATCAAAGAATACTGATGGCGTCTTTGTAAAACGATTTACATTGACGCCAAAGCTTGCTTTTAGGTTAGACATCTTTCGGCCATTGTAAGTAGTGTGAAAGATAATGCCTAACTTAGCTCTTTTAATTCTTTTAGCAAGATCAGTATTTTCTGGAACAGCGTATGTTATAGTGTTTGGTGTAAATGCGATAGCATCTTCACCTCGTATAGATACCGACTTAATATCTCCTGATGTAAATAACAAGTCACCTTGTACAACACCTTGTATACCAAGTTTAGGTAATTCTTTTAAACAGATTGATAATTTATCTACTAAACCACCAGAGTGATTTTTTCTTATATCTGCTTGAGTGTAATTGATTTTAGGAGTTACGTTGAATACTGATTTTGATCCAACAAAGAATTTGCCGTTTTCTGGATTGATACCACAGAATACAGCTGGTGCACCATCCCATTTAACGGATACATTTAATTTTCTACGTGATGAACCTACTAGCATATTTCTTATTGATTTAAGAAATTCTACTGCGTTAAGGCCACCTTGGTAACCGTTATTAATAATTTCGTCTTCTAAATGTTCTAAATGAGTATTTTTTGCCTCATTAAGATATTGTTTAAAACTATACATTTGTCTCCCACTATACCCATTATATCAAAAAATTACGCTTTTGTCAAGCGAAAAATCACTTTATTCCATTAATAAATCACTACTTACTAGACTATTTATACTATTTAGCAATTACAAACTTGCCTGAAAGAGGAGTCCTTGATGTGATGTATTCAAACATTAATCTTAACACTTGATCAGCTTGACCTTGTTTGTTATCTTTAAAAAACTTTTTAAGTACAGGCATTACTTCATTTATGACAAAAATGGCACTTATAGCACCTCTTTCAAAATCAAATCGTTTTTTGTCTTTTCTTAAATATTCTATTTTTTTTAATGCTTCAAAATATTTTTTTTCACCATTTTCATATTTAACTAAAACTTGTCTTGCTACATCTGGATTTACAAATCTTATTATATCACACAATACTTTAATAGACCCTATTGAACCACCTCTTGCCTCTGCTTTAGAAAATATAGCTTCAGCAACAAATCTTTTTCCTGATGGATCATGTCTTAATTTTATTTCACCACCCGTTTCTAAAAGTATTCTCATATCTCTAGTTTCACCTTTATTAGGATATTTAACTACTTTATATGGTCTCCAATCAGTAACATTTTTAATTTTTATTTTTTTTATTAAATCTATTTCGGTTTTTCTGTCAAAGTTTACTTGTTGTAAAATGGCTTCCTTTGTAGTTTTTTTGAGTGATAATGGTAATAGATCACCACTATCAATTAAGTCTGATGTTAATATATTTAAGTTTTGAAATGTGTAAACTTTTTCTTTAGCTGTTCGTACTTCATTGATAATTTGTTTTTTAGCTTTATCACTGGCTAAATATATATCAGCTGGATTCCATTTATTTACGTTACCAAATTTTGTTTGAGATTTATATCCAGACTTGTTTGCTATTTTAAATAACTTTTCAATATTACTCATAACATCACTATCACCTCTAAAATAAAATAGTTTTTGAAATCCTTTTTGAGCGATTTTTAAATCTGGATCAATTGAGCTAATATCGTTGACTAATTTTTTTGCAATCTGCATTGAAGATATAAACCACTTTTCATCTTTTTTTAAAAAAGTTTCTATATCTAATAATTGAACACCTGGTGTGTCAGTTCTTTTATAAGCTTCTTTTATTGTTTTTTCTTTTACTTTATTTCTAAATTCAGTATAGTTTGGAGAAACATTTGTGTCAAATATGATATTAGTTTCTTTCGTACCTATGTAGTCAGCAATTGCACAAAACAATGCTTGTGATGATTCTGCTAGTGATGTTAAGTCTGCCATACATATATTTATGTATATCTATCGGCCAGTTCTTTGTGTACTTGTTCTAGGATTGTAGTTAGATTTACCTTTGTCTGACAATTTTTCTTTTTCACTCCTACAATCAAAGAATGGTGGAAAACCAAAGATACCAAATGTCTTATTTTTATTTTGAAACTTGACAGTTTCTTTTACATCTTCTTCAAAGAAGGACTCTTTTATTACTAACTTACTTGGCATTTCAACAGCTCGCCAAAGTATTTCATCTTTTACTTTGACCATTTCAGTTTTGTAGTATATTGATGGTTGTCTTTTTCTTGCCTGATTATGATTGTATTTTTTTATCATATTTTAAAGTCCGAAAACTTATCATAAACTTCAGCAGGTTGTGGTCCTGATGGTTTTTCAAGTTTTTCTTTTGTTTCTTGGTTACTATCTACAATCTGTTGAGCAGATTGTTCTACATCATACAATCTCATTCTACTTCTATCAATACCAATTATAAATGCACGATTAACAGCAGGATCATTATAACGATTTTTTAATTGTTTTACTTTAATTTGATTTAATTCTTCAAGTTCTTCGTTAGATATTAACGCAAACATAAAGTCAGCAGTTGCAGGAAGACCAAATGATTCTGATGTATCTTCTAAACCAACATCACTTGACATATAACCAGTTCTTGTTGTTTGTGTAGCCGATACAATAGGGACATTATATTGAACAGCAAGTCCTCTTAATTCTTCAGCAATAGATTTAATCATAGTATAGGAGTTAATATTACCGCCTTTAAAACGACTACTAGTACATATATTTAAATAGTCAATGAATAGTATATCAGGTTTAAATGATTTCTTTAATGCAAGTTCATCAATCAATCCTTTAAAATGACCACTATGAGCAGACGCAGTAGGATATTCTTTAATAATTAATTGGCCATTTACTTTGTTTTGTAATTTAGAAATTTTATTATCGTAAACTTCTTTAGGCATTTCATAAAGATCATCTATTGTTACATCTAATAAGTTAGCATCAATTCTTTCAGCAATTCTTTCTTCAGCCATCTCTAAAGTAATATACAATACATTTCGGCCTTGACTTATCATACTAGCAGCAACATGACACATAAACAAAGATTTACCAACACCTGTACCTGCAAGTGCTATATTTAAAGTTTTAGGTGGTAGTCCACCTTTTGTAATACGATTGAAATAATTTAAATCAAACTTTAATCGTTCTTCAGTTCTATGGTAATATTCAAATCGATCATCTGTTTGATTTAGATAATCATGCCCTATGTGTCTATCAAACGAAACACCAAGCGCCTCAGACAATATACCTGGTATTGCCTCTGGTGTATGTTTATCGTCTTTACCATCTATAATCTTAATACCTTTCAGTACAGCATTATATACAGCACGATCTTTACAAAATTTTTCAGTTGTGTCTAACAGCCATTGTTGTTCAACTTCCTCATGTATTAAACTGTTTAATAAAGTTTTTGTATTTTTATATTCATCTTCAGTAAGTGTCTTATTATTAGACAACTCGATAGTAATTGCTTCTTTTGTTGGAAGATTATTATATTTTATAACAAAGTCGTTAATAATATTAAATAGAGTTACTTCATCTCTATTTCTAAAAAAATCTTGTTTTAAAAAAGGAATAACTTTACGAGTAAAATCTTCGTTATGTATTAGATTGGATAAAAGTGTTTTTTCAAATTGATCAGACATAGTGTAGATAACTTCCTATAATGTACTTTGGTTGATTGATTGGTTTTTCTCCTGCATGTTTAAATGGCCATAGTGGTGGAAACATTAACACTTTACCTGCCTCTGGTTTAATCTTAATATCATAATCAGGAAATGTTGTTTCGCCGCCATCGTTATCATTTAAATACATAAAAAAAACTAAAAATCTTCTAGCACTGTTATAGTTAGTCACATCTACATGTGTCTTAAATTCATCTTCACCGTTAGGTTCATATTTCTTAAATCTTATTTGTTCAAAACCAAATTTTTCTGGCCATTGTTTTATATTATCTATATTAACATCTTTTGTATATTTGTCAACAAGCTCTCTAAACTTAGGAAAAAGTATATCAGAATATTCTTGCCAATCATTATGCATACTAATATTGATTTCTGTAAATGACATATGATCATCTAATATTGTTTTGACTTGTTGTGAAGCTGAGTCTTCAAACTTATCAATTAAATGTTGACATTGATCTTTTGTCAATACATTATCATATGTTTTTATATACTTATTTTTCAAATTTAATTGTTCCATTTTCTAATTGTTTTTCAACTACTTCAATTAATATATCACCTATATAGTTTCTAAAATCAATACTTGTGGTATCAACATCATTAGGATTTTTCTTAATATCATAATCAAACTTTAAAGGCAATTCACCTCGTTCATTTTCTTCAGAAGCAAACTTTACATGACCATATGTGTAAATAACATCTTTATATTCACCCTCTACAAGCTTTATACAACTGTAATCGTCAACATCACGTTGAGCAAAAACAAATCTATTCTGCGCCATAGAGGAATTCTTTTTTGGCTGCTTCGTCAATTTGAGCGAGAATATCTTTAGTAAAGAATTTATCAGGTTCATTATTGATAGTTTTAGCATATTGTTTTGATCCATCTGGCAATTCTATTCTTGTTGAAACAGATTTAAATATATTATGTTTAATTGCAAGGTCTAATAAACCATAATACTTATCAAGGCCATCTTTATATGTTAATCTAACATCTATTAAAGCATTTTCTTTTGTTAACCTTGACTTATAATTTTTACAATGAATTATGTTACCAATAACTTCTTTTCCGTCTTTTTCTTTTCTTTTAGAAAGATATATAATATTACTTGCAGCGTATTTAAGGCCTGAACCACCGCCCATTTCTTTTTGAGGAAACATTGAACCAATAACATCATATGTGTGATTGGTCATAATCATAGGTACTTTTGCTTTACCAAGTTTTAAAGTCAATACTCTAAATGCAGCTTTTACAATCTGCGATCTAGTCATATCTCTAGTTTCTTTACCTTCGGCAGTATCTTCCATCTCTTTTGTAGTAGATAACATTCCTAAACTATCTAATACAAACATAATGGGTTTTCTTGTTTTTTCGTCCTGTTCTATATATTTGTCAATTACTTTTATTGATTGATGTCTAAACTCTTGTACTGTAGCAACTGGTACTATCACCATTCTTTTACTATCTATACCACGAGTTTCAACTAAATCTCTTGTTAACGCACTTTCTGATTCAAAATAAATCACACCTGCGTCTTTGTTTTTTTCTAAAAATGCTTTTACTATTCCTAATGCAAAAAAAGTTTTACCTGTTGCAGCTTCACCTGCAATTGCTGTTATTTTATTTGATGGCATACCACCAAAAATAGAACCTGATAGTAAAGCATTAAGAGCGTGTGAACCTGTATCTATAAAACTATCTACATCGCCTGCTTCTACACCCTCACTTACTAGTGTAGCATATTCATTACCTGTTTCTTTAATTATTTCTTTTAAAAAGTCACTCATACATTATCTCCTTATTATGTGTTTATTATATCAAATCATCTTTACTTTGTCAAGCGTTTTTGGATCGGGTTTACCTTCCCAATCAAATCTATATTTTTCATCTTTAGGTATCCAACCTTTTATAGGCTTTTCATAATCACTACTTGTCATTTTAGACCATACTTTATCAAACATTTCATTTACATCAATTGTTCCATAATGACTAACAATACTAGTTTCAACACGATTTAATCTTTTTTCTAATAGTTCTCTATTGTATTCAAGTAGTCTTTGATAATCCCAATATTCTTTGAGGTCTTTATAAGATGTTTTTGAAATGGCCATACTCATATTTATTTAAAATAAAGTTGCTCTTCTACTATGTCTAAAGTAATCTAAATTTTCTTTTGAAAAACACCAGACGTTTTCAATATATATTCGATTCATAAACTCAGCCTTTTCTTCTTCACTTTCAAATAGCTTATCTGATTTAGGTCGTTGCATAATCCTCATACCTATCTGACCTACAAAGTTATCTTTTAAACTATCAACTAATTCATCGCTTGAATAATATCGTTTACCTTTTATATTAGGATCCATTATATTAACAAACAGATGTTTTGATCTTTCAAAACTTTTTTGAGCAACAGGTAAATAAAAATCATCACGCCATTTAGAATATTCATCAAACTTATGCCATGATTGATTTTCTTCTTTCTCACCACCCTCGTTATATCTTTCTGTAGAAAAGTATGGTGGGCTTGTAAATGCACAATCTATATTATCTATTTTATCCCATGGTAAATCTTCAGCGCCACAGTTATAGATAGTTACTTTTTTAGGTTTAGGTAAGAAACTATTATATGTTTCTACTTGTTTTAAATATTGTTTGTAAGTATTAGGATTTGGATCACAACCGATATATTCTTCAGCGTCACTAGTAAAGAAACCTGCAAGTCTATCACCCCAACCACATGATGTATCTAACACTCTTTTAGCATTTGTCATCTGATAGATTGTCTTTGCTACATTAGGTTTAAATTGTGTTGCAATATATGTACCTAATCTAAACGCTGACATATAACTTTTATCATCTAATCTGCCACCTCTTAATTCTGTTTTGCCATCTACTTCTACTGGTTTCATACCATTAATTCCACGCCAGATGGGGCCAAGGCATCGCCATATATCTTTTGCTGTACCGTTTTGCCATACGTCCATAGGTGCTTTAAAACCAAAACTACTACAATTCAATCTTAAATGTTGATGAAAGTAATTTGACATATCATTAAATATAGATGGTGCGTCTATAATACCAAGGCCATGATCTTTAAAATTATATTTGTAATCGTCATATTTTTCTTTTACGTTTTTTTCTAATTGATCTACAGGTTTTACATATTCCCATACATCTTGTTTTTGTAAAGATTTAAAACATTGACGCATTATCTCGTATGAAATCTCCTTTAAAGGAAACTTTGGTTTATGCTCTGCAATATATTCTGCTAAATCTATTCTAAACTGTTCTTTGCCAATATCATTGGTAATAGTTTCAAACGTTTGTTGATCCATAATAGGCAACTTATTTTCATCTGCATATTTACTTAGGTATTTCATCATTCCACTTTCTTAACATCCAATATATAAATCCATATATCATTATAACACATGCTATTGTTATTGTCAACTCCATATTAAAATTTATCTGTTTGATTTCCCCAACTGTCCCAACCACTTCGTTGTGTTCTAGCAAACAGTTCTATATAGGGACCTTCTAATAAGTTCTCTATGTGATTGTACATTATATCTGGCTTTCTACTGTGTTCCCTACGTTGTTCTACAACTAATTGAGGCACACTCTTACTGATTCGTTTAGGTTTACCTTTAGTTGCTAATAAACACATTTCGGGATTGCCTCTAGTCCAGTAACCTAAACCTGTAAAATAACCTTCAGATTTTCTATTTGTTTTTGCCCAAGTAAATCCTACAGTTTTATATTTAAAACCCCAAGCATTAATTACTTCAAAGGCCTTGTCTAACAATGGATCAATTACCCACATTAATAAAACTGAATTGTCATTTGCAATTTTATTAACAGGTAAATTACATATATCTTTAAAGTTCATAACGTTATAGTGTTTTTCAGGACTTCTATCTTTACCTTTATTAGAATACGTTTTAAAAGACCATGGTGGGTCTGCGTAAATTACACTATACTTTTTATCAATGTCCATATCAATAATATAATAATTAAAAATCTAGGAATACTCCAATCAGTTTTAATTGCAAGTATGCCTCCTGTTGCATAACCCCAATGTATCATCACCATAATTAAAAACAATTCTATCATCCAAAAAATGCTTCTAAACTAGCCTCTCGTTCAAGTTTCCAACCAATAGAATCTAATATGAATTTTAATGGGTCAGTAAATGTTTTTTCAAATTGCATATCATAATCAACATACTTGTGTAATTCAAATTCATGTGGTATTTTTGTAGCAAAAGAAATAACTGTATCTTTAACTGTGTTTGGTTGTTTTAACATTAGGAATTTAATTTTATCACCATTTTTAATTAAGGGATATTTTCTTTCAAGTTTATGTTTGTGTATATTATAATTATATATTAAAGAACCTTTTACATGAATAGGTGTTCCTTTATTATAAATTTGTGATGAATTTATATACTTATCTAAATTATTACAAGACCTAGGAAAAGCAACTTCTTCTGGTG